TTATAGATTGCAGATAGAAGTTGATGTGCTAGTAAGTGACAGCGAAACAACAATGGCAACACTAAGAACAGTTATGAGTGATGTGCTTAAGGCGATTGGGTATGAGAGTACAGATTTTTATGAGTATAGAACATTTAACGGTGATGAAGTATTGGTTGAACACCAGGACAAACTTTACGGTGGTACTCGTATGAAATTTACGGTGGTGTATGATGCGCCTGAATGGGAGATTTAATATGCCACATCGTGACCCGCAAAACTACAGTTTTATTACATACTTATGGGTGTTTGCTATGGCTATGCTTGGTGGTGTTGCTAACAATGTAAAGAAAATCAAAGATGGAACTTTAAAAAGATTTAGTTTTTCTGAACTTGTTGGGGATCTCATCATCTCTGGTTTTTTAGGGATTGTTACTTTTTTTCTCTGTGAGTATGCAAGTCTTGATCATATGCTTACAGCTGCGCTTATAGGTATGAGTGCTCATCAAGGGACACGCGGAATCTATTTTATAGAAGATCTTATTGCTAGACAGCTTAAGTTGAATGTTCCAAAGGATAGAAAATGAGTGCAGAAATTTTTCGCAGACTTAATAATGTTGTATCGCTTGGCACTATCACTGAGAGTAAGAGCGCTGAGGGGTTGGCACTCGCGCGTGTGAAGATTGGTGAGCGGGTTACGGACTTTTTGCCGATGATGCAACACTCAAGTAGTTTTAAAAGATGTGCAACACCTATTCTCCCAGGTGAACAGGTTGTTGTGCTTTTTCCTCAAGGTGAGGGAGATTTTGGGATTATTCTTGGTTCACTCTTTAATAAAGGTGCCAAAGAGCCTGCCGGATACTCTGACACGAAAGAGGTGTGTGAATTTGAAGATGGAACAGTCATCTCTTATGACAGCGTTGCAAAAAAATTGACAGTCAATGTAGCTGCTACGGTTGAAGTCGTTGCACAAACTGTAAACATTACAGCCACAACTACACATACAGGTGATGTGAGTGTTGCCGGTAACTTGTCTGTTGATGGTGCTATCTCATCTACCGGTGATATTAGCACAGATGCAAATGTTAATGATGTAAAAGGAAGTCTTACAAACTTCTCTACAACCGATGGGGCATCAAGAGCATGATAACGCAAGAGATAAGCACAGAGGAGTCAATCGCTAGAATCTTATCTACTCCATTGGTTCGGAGAGTAAATAGACCGTCATACGGATCAAAACTATTTGAACTTATTGATAAGCCGGTGACAGATGAGTGGGTGCTTTTGGCATCGGACTACACTTATGAAGCGATTGAGAACAATGAAGATCGCGTGGTAGTGAAAAATGTAAGCATCTCTACCGGTGATGAAGTACTCATAAACATTGAGTACTTGGAAAACGACACACTTAAAAATGTGAGTGTTGATTTAGGAGGCATAAATGCAACTGCTTGATTTGCCAGCACCGGAAGTTGTAGAGGTATTTGACTTTGAGAGCATCAAGGCGAGAAAACTTGCTCGTGTCACCCAGATTGCAAAGTCCAAAGGGATTGAGTATGTTCCAAGTGCGAGTGATGATCTTATGACGATGATAGAGGCAGACTCTTATGAAGAGCAACTTCTTCGCACACGCATAAACAATGCAGTCAAAGCCGGACTTTTAGCGTACGCCAAAGGAAGTGACCTTGATCATCTTGGTGCTACTCGTTATGGAGTACTTAGACTTGAAGGTGCAAAGCCGTATGCAAATTTCACATTCACGTTGTCAACTGCACTCTCTTACGATGTAACTCTAAAAAAAGGCCTGCAACTCAGTGATACAAAAGAGACAGTGGGTATGCTCTTGGATGATGTCGTCATTGCAGCAGGAGATACAACAGGTGCCGGAGTTGTTGAATTGCAGGAGTTTGTGGAATCAAGCATTTTAAAAACTGAAACGATTGTCACGCCACTTCCGTTTGTGGCTACTGCTACTCAAAATGAGAACTATCATGACGGTGCGAATGTTGAAGATGATGAGAGATATCGCGAGCGTATATGGCTCTCAAGAGAGAGAAAATCTACTGCAGGATCTAAACTGATGTATGAGTACTTCACAAAGAGTGCAGATGTTCGCATCATGGATATTTCCATCATTGATGACACTGCCGGTGTTGTTAAAGTCTATCTTTTAAGCAGTGATGGTGCAGCGGATCAAGTGATGATTGACAGGGTTAATGCAGTGCTCTCAGAGGAGAATGTGCGACCGCTAACTGATAGTGTACAAGTCAGCTCTGCAACTATCATCGATGCGACGATAAGTGCAGATATTGTGCTTTACGATATGACTTATGAGCAAAATGTGCGGGAGCTTATAGAGAGTTGCATCGATGCAAATACATTGATATTTGGCAAAGAACTGACACTACCTAAGATATATGGACTGCTTGAGAGTGAGATGGTCAAAGATATTACACTTACAGCACCTACTGAAACGATAGCATGTCAAGCAAATGAAGTTATTCGCGTATCAACGCTTACACTCAATTTTAGTGGAGCTATATGATGAGTTTGTTACCTGCGTACATGAGTGAGCTTTGGAGATGTTACGAGCAGATGAGTCGTGAAGATCTGCAAAGTTTTGATGTGGGTCTTGTAAGCAGTTCACCGGAGAGTTGTCACAGTTGCTTATTGCCATTTTTAGCATGGGAGTGTGATACGGATATTTCAGGTCTTAATGAAGCAACTGCAAGAGCAGTAATTCGAGCTGCATTTGATGCGATGCAATATGCAGCAACTGCAAAGGCACTTATCGGACCTGTTGAAGCACTGAGTGATAGCGTGAAAGTTGTTGAGTGGTTTGAATATGGCGGAGACGCTTACAACTTTAGAGTTGAGATAGATTCATCACAAAGCGGTTTAAGTTCTGAACTTATAACAAAACTAGAAAATACGGCGAAAAAACAAAAGAATGTTCGCTCTGTTTTAGAGAGCATAAAAATAAGTATGCGCTCAACAGGAGAGATGAACAATCTTACAGCAGTTGTTAGTGGTGAAAGTGCGGTTGTGTATCCGTATTTTCCTGATCCGATTGTAATGAGCGTTTCTGAATATGTAGGTATATCATATCAAGATTCAGATACAACAATAATTTATCCACAAGGAGCATAAGAGATGGCGTTTTACACGATTTTAACAGACATAGGCAAAGCAAAGTTTGCAAATGCTACAGCACTTGGTAGTGTTGTATCGCTTAGTGAAATTGCTGTCGGTGACGGCGGCGGTGTTGCTGCCCAGCCTACAACAACTGATACAGCTTTAACTAATGAAGTGTGGAGAGCAGCACTCAATAATATTAGTATTGATTCAACAAATGCAAACTGGGTGGTAGCTGAAGGTTATATCCCATCAACTGATGGAGATTTTACAGTGCGTGAAGTCGGTTTATTTGATGTTGATGGTGACATGATAGCGGTTGGAAATTACCCAGATACATATAAGCCAACACTTACAAGCGGGAGTGCAAAAGATCTTTACATCAAAGTGATCATCGAAGTAAGTGATGCTGGTGTAGTTGAGCTAAAAATAGATCCTTCTGTTGTATTGGCTACACGGAAGTTTGTTCAAGATTATGCATACTCAAAAGATTATATAGATGACAAATGCTTAGAAATCTATTTAGGTTTCAATTTTTAAAAAGGATATAAAACATGACATTAACACAAACATTAAAAGAACGCTCATTAGCGCTGTTAATAAGCGCTACTTCATTAGAAGATGTGAGTTATCTAGTAAAGAGCTTAGCGGACAGTGGGCAGCTTGACAGTACTCTATCAAGTGCAATAAACACAAAAGTAAATGAACTTAGTGCAACAAGCTCTGCAAAAGAGATAGCTTATGTTCTTAAAGCACTTGAATCTTCAACAGCACTTACAAATGACAAGATTTTCAGTATTGGCACTCCTGGAGAGATAGGCTTTGGTGTTGCTACTTGTCCTGCTGATTTATTACCTAGTGGATGGTCTGGCATGAGCGGTCACAATGATATAGCATCTCCAAACTATGGAAACTATACAGATGCAAACGGAAGTGTACTTGTTTACATTCCTAAACATTACTACAAGTATGTTGATAATGAGCTCTACATATCAGACC